GGTTACCGGTACTCACCCAGCTTGGCGGCCTCTCCGCTAAGGAGGACCTCCTGGGTGATGTCCGAGTAGTCGAAACGCCGACCGTTGTGCTTGAACGGCTGCGGGGTCGCAGGCCCTCCAGCACCGGTGGCGACAACGGCTCCAGTGGCCTCGCTGCCGTTCCCGGGAGCGGCGCCATCGCGCGGCTGGGCGGGAGGGGCAGAGCGCAGGCGGCCTTCGAGCTCGGGGAACACGCGTAGCGCGGCCCTCTCGAAAGACCACACACCGAACAGTTCAGGGTTTTTGTCGAAGAAGTCGCCGACCGCGATGACCTCCTCGTCCGACATCTTCAGCTTGCCCGCGGTCGACTGAATCTCGTGCGTCAGCTTGGCCTTGAGGGTGGCTTCCTCCTGGGCGGCTTTCTCGGCCTCGAGGGCGGCGATCTTGGCCTGCTGGTCGCGGATCGTGCGCTCCTCGTCGGTGAGCTGGGCGTCAGCCTCCTCCTTGGCGGCCGCTTCGGCCTTGCGCTTCTCGATCGCGTCCATCGCGCCTTCGACGGCGGCCATCAGGTCATCGACCGTGGCCTCGGCGACGTCGGGCTCGGGCTCGGGCTCGGGGGCCTTGGTCTCGGGGGCCTTCGGCGGCTCCGGGGCGGCCTCGACCGGCGTGTCGGGGACGACCGTTCCGAGCTGCTCCATCGTCGGGATCGGTTCGGCCGGCATCAGTAGGTCCCTCCGAACTCAGCGCCTTCCTCGGGAGCCTCGAGCTCCTCGGCGCCACCACCCTCGGAGAACTGGTCCTCGGTCTCGTCGGACGGCATCGTGGGCTGGTCGCTCATCGCCGCCTGCTGGGCGACGCGCTGCTGGCCGATCATCTGGAGGCCGACCACCAGGTCCCGGATGTCCTTCTGCTCGTCGGGCGAGATGATGCCGTCGCGGCCGGCGATCGCAAGGATGGCCTGGGCATGGTAGCGGATCGTCTCCTGCTGGGTATCGGCACCCGGCATCTGGAGAACCCCTGGCTGACCGTCCAGACTCATGCTCACGACTTCCGTCCTTTCTTGGAGAACCGGATCCGCTTCGACTTGGACATGGCCTTCGACTGCGCCTTGGCCTCGGCTTTACCGCCCCGAGCCTTGAGCATCTTGGCTGCCACTGTCGCCGCGACGTTCATGTGGATCTCCTCTCGATCATGCTACGCATGGCGTTCTGCGCGGTGCAAGGATTAGTTGTCGTCCCCGCCGGGCGAACCGGTGGCCCCGGTCGCCGCGGCGAGCTGGGCCTGCTGGACGGCCTCGAACTCGAGGCGCTGCATGATGACCGGGATGCCCTTCATGCCGAGACGCTCGAGCACGCTCTGGCGGTCCATGAGGCCGCGATCGAACAGCCCCAGGACCTTCTCCTCCTGCATGGTCCGGGAGACCGCCGTGCCGCTGCCCTGGGCGAACCGGATGTCGAAGTCGCGCGTCAGGAGCTCGGGGTCCATCTCCTTCATCTCGCCGCTCGAGGCGCGGTAGAGGATCGCGTTCGACGCCTTCTTGCCCGTCAGGTACATGCACTTCTTGAGCACCCGGACGAGCTCGGTGAACTGCGGGCCCTCCTTGCCACGGATGCGGGTCTGGGCCGCGTCCTGGAGGTTGCGGATCGCGGAGGCGGCCTCGATGCCCTCGGGCCGGCGACCCTGCTGGACGTCGTGGACGCCGGAGACCGTGTCCATGTCGCGCATCTCGAGCGACAGGAGCTCGAACTGCTGGTTGGCGACGCCCTTGAAGTCGAGCCAGCGGATCTCGGACCCGACGATCTTCTTGAGCACGTCGCCGGGCTCGATCGGGCGCTGGTCGATGTCGATGCCGGTGTTGGTGTCGGCGACCAGGATCGGGATGGCCTCGAACTCGAGCGACCGGTTCAGCAGGTTGTAGCGCTTGTTCAGGCTCCGGTTGATCGGGATGATGTTGTCGATCTCGCCCGGCGAGTAGAAGCGGCCCGCCTGGGCGTAGTCGCGGCCGAACTCGAGCGGGAGGCCCAGGAACGCCGGGTCGACCGGCTCGCTGCCAAGGAACTGCCCGTGGGCCGTGAACTGGATCAGACGCCAGCCGGACGGGCAGGTGGGCTCCGTGCGCTGGAACGGCATCCCAAAGGGGGCGTAGTCGAACGTGCCGCTGGCGTTAGGCGTCGCCAGGTCCCCGACGTAGTAGACCTTCTGGACCGTGCGGTCGCGCACGAGCATCTGGATCAGGAGCGTCGTGCCGGCGTTGCCCATGTAGCCGGCCTCGGCGGTCACGAGCGGCGCCGTCGTGCTCGAGGGCGTCTGGCCGTCGAAGTAGGCGCTGCCGGCGACGATCGCCTCGAGCCTGTTGTACGAGCCGCCGAAGGCGACCGAGTCGAAGTACGGCTTCTCCAGGACGTCGTAGCTCGGGCTGGCGATGTTATCGGTGAAGATCCCCGACGCGGCGTTGGGGAACATCGCTCGGAGCCGCTGGGTGGGCACGGGCTGGGCGAGGAAGCAATGCTCCATCTCGTCCTCGTGCCGGCAGTAGGGGTCCTTGTAGAAGTCGTACTGGGAGAAGAACTTGGGATACGCGATGCCGGTGGACGGGTCGACCGTGATGAGCGTGACCGTCCAACCCTGCTTCAGGAGCTCGCGGCGGGAGATCTGGAACCACGAGTCGAACCCGTTGGTGTCCATGAGCCACTGGGCGAAGTCGTTCAACTGCTCGACATCGGCCTGGGTCAGCCCGCGGCGGGCCTGGATCTCGGGTCTCGGCTTCTGCTCGGTCAGGATCGGCCACACCGTCTCGACCGTGGAGAAGCAGTAGTTCGTGACCTTGTTGCGCCGATTGAGCTCGGGGTTGTCGTAGTGGATCCCGGAGTAGTAGAGCTCGTTGGTCTGGAGCCGGTAGGTCTCGGGGCGCTTGGCGGACACGGCCTCGCGGAACCGCTCCATGAACCACCCGCGGACCTCCTCGAGGTCCTTGCTCAGGCCGAAGATCGGCGGGTCCTCGCGGAGCTTGTCGGTGGCGACGAAGAACGACCCGTCCGACATCGGGACCGAGAACATGGCGGGCTTGGGCCGCGGCGCTGGCGTGGCCGGTGCTGCCGGAACGAGACCCATCACTCCTCCCTGAAGCTGACGCGGACGCCGGCCTTCTCGGCCTCGCGGCGCTCCCGGTCCCGCTTCGTGAGCCAGTCTCCGGGGATGAACCGCTGTCCTTTGCCGGTAACAGCGACATCGGTGAGCCCGTGCTTGGCCTGGAGGTGCTTCATCTCGGCCAGCGACCGGACGAACTTACCCGTGGCCGTGTTGAAGTGGGGAGTGAAATCGCTCTCGCTGCCGGAGAAGCCGGACAGGCGCCCCAGGTAGCCGACGGGCTCGACGACCGTGCCCTCCCACTGGCACCGCGGGGCGTCCTCACACCAGCCGCAGTTCACTCGGGCGCGCGGCGGCTTGCCGAGCGATCGCTTCCGCCACACGGTCTCGTTGGTCTTGCCGCACACCCGGCAGACGGCCTCCCAGCACGGTCCGGTCCTCACAGCTTCCTCCCTGACACCCGCGGAACGATCGGGTGCGGCTTCTCTTTCTTCCCGCTAGCGGCCGCGGCGAGCGCCTCGGCGAATCTCTTGGCGATGATCGCCGTGTCGCCGACCGCATGCAAGCAGTCGGGGTGGGCGTTGCCGCAGGGGCCGCCGTCCATGACCTGGACCAGCATCCGGTGTTCGTCTCCGAGCTTCTTGATCCGCTTGCCGCACAGGAAACAGTCGGCCGGGCCCCGGAACGAGAACCGCGGTCCCAGGGGTCCGTAGGTCAGCTCGTAGATGTCCCAGTCCGGGATCGTGCTCACAGGTAGCCCTCCAGCCCGGACTTCTTCCGGGACTGCTCGCGGCGCCACTGGAGCTCGTCCAGGCGCGCGATCTCGTCGAACGTGAGGTCTCCCAGGTCGACGTCGGCGGTGCCATCGCCCATCGAGGCCCGGGCCAGCATCGAGCGGTACAGGTCGGGGGCGCGCGAGACCACGTCCAGAGCCAGGGGCTCGAGCACGCCCTCGAACCCGCCGGCGTGAGAATACAGCGCCATCGCCATCGCCAGGGTCAGGTCGGACGTCTCGCCTTCCGGGTGGTCGACCCGGTCCTGCTCGTCGTAGTAGAGCGTCGACCACTCGCGGATCATGCGGGGGTCTAGGCAGATCCCGGCCTGCTCTCGGACGTAGCGGCGGACCAGGTTGAACAGGTTCGAGCGGTTCTCGCCGCTGGTCCAGACGCCAGGCTTGTCGGTCACCTTGGCCGAGACCGAGTTCTCGTTCGTGCGCCGGTACTGGAGGTTGTGGTAGCCGATGCGCTTCACGAGCTCCGAGAAGAACTCGATGCCGTGGTTGTTGGCCTCGCCGGCGATCCTGGCGTTGTTGTACCACCAGGCGACCGTGGCGGCCTGGCGGGCGCACAGGTCCGGAGGGGTGCGGGCGTAGTAGATCGCGTCGATCGCCATCGTGAACTGGTTCAAGACGACGCCCGGGGAAGGGTCGGACCCCGCGTCGCCTTCGGACAGATCCCAGCCCACGATGTAGCGATGACGCGGCTGGGGAGGACGGTAGATCCTCCACCGGCCCCCTCGGACCTGGATGATCCTCGGGGCGCTCTTGTTGGCCGGGTCCGGTTCGATCTCGCAGTCGGGCGGGATCTCGTTGTTGCGGACGGCCGCTTCCGAGAGCTCGATGTAGTGGCGCAGCCCCTTGGTGTCGAACACCTTACGGCCCGAAGCCAGGAAGCAGTCGGTGTCATTGGTGGGGTACTCCTGGTCCATCTTGTCCTGGTCGCCCGAGCACTTGTTCGCTCGCGTCCAGAGATACCAGGCGATCTGCTCCATGCTCAGGTGGTGCATGTCCATCATGTGCCGGTCGCGGTCGGGGATCTCCTCGAGCGTGAACCACGGCCTGCGGACGTAGGTCGGGTCCTCGAACCAGGGCACGAAGAACGGGACCCAGTCGTTCTGGCCGTTCTTGGCGGCCACCCAGTTCGTGTGGAACCATCCGCCGACGCCGTTGGCCGTGCTCTCGGCGATGACCAGCGACTCGGGGTCGTCTGGGACGACCTGGAGGATGGCGTTGAAGAACCGGTCGGCGTCCTCGATGAAGGCCGCCTCGGACACATGGACGTCCTGGCCCGTGAACCCGCGGGACTCGCCGGCGACCTCGACCTGGATCCGGGAGTTGTTGTTGGCGAAGTGCAGCGCCCGCTTCGTGAAATACTTCTGGTCCGGCTTCAGCTTGGGGGGCAGGTTGTCGTAGAACCGCTTGGTCATGCCGAACAGGTACTCGGAGCTATCGGCCTTGTGGGCGGCCACGAGGGCCTGGCGGTTCTGCTTCAGGTGCCCGTTCCGGAAGATCTCGGCCTCGCAGAACGTCGAGAATCCCTGCTGGCGGGCCTTCAGGACCATGATCCGGGGCGGGCGGCCCGCGGCGCGCTCGGCGTCGATCACGTCGGCCAGTCGGCGCTGGGCGGGGCGCATCACGAACGGCACGAGCGCCCCACCCGACTTGGGACGGACCTTCAGACACAGCCGGAAGTAGAGGTCCCGATCGCGCTTGAGATCCTCGATCGTGACCGTCTTGCGGACCGGTTCCGGCGTGTTGTGGATCATGCGCCCGGCGTGGTCTCGGCGCCGGCGGACCCGAACATGAGCTCGTTGTCGCTCGGGTCGGCGTCCTTCGTCTGCTCGAGCCAGCCGTACTGGCACATCACACAGATCGTGTGGAGGTGCTCTCCCACGAACTGGCAGCCCTCGCTGTTCGGGTTGATGAGACTCTTGCCCACGCAGAACCGCTTCACGAGCTGCTGGCCGCCGCACTTCTGGCAACCGTCGATGTCGCGGGACCCGAACGGCTTCCGGGGCCCGATCGTCCGCTCGAGCTCCTGCTGCGTGAGCATCTTGTTGTGGCGTTCATCTCTGCCCATCTCGCACCTCCGTTGGTTTGATCCACACCAGGACGAACCCGTGCTCGTCCGTGCTCACCCGGTACTCCTCCCCGGTCCCGTCCACCGAGACGGCTTCCCGGCCCAGGGTCCACTCGTGCCGCATCTGGACCGTGCAGCCGTCGTAAGGGCTACCGATGATCCGGGCCCGGATCGGCCGGCCCTCGCCGTCGAACATCCTGCCGCGCTTCATAATAGGGTTGGCGTTGAACTTTCTCACAGCCCGAGCCCCTCGGCGTCGTCCGGCGGCAGGAACGACATCCCGGTCATCTTCTCGAATCTCCGCATCCAGGTCCACTGGTCCTTGTGCTCGCGGTCCAGGGCGTTGCGGTAGATCGCCTCCTGGATGTGAGTGGCCTTGGACCTCCAGCCGTTCTTCTCGAGGACGACGGCTTCCCAGAACCCGTCCTCGCCCACGAACTCCAGCAGCTCCTTGGTGCTGATCTTGAGCGCGAAACACAGGTCGGCCTCATGGGCCGGGAACCTCTCGCCCCGCGGCTGCGCGTACCAGATTACGAGGGATCGGCGAGTGCGGGGTCGACTCGCTTTCTCAAGTGCGCCGGCAGCTCCTCCGTCGCCACGAACCCTTCCGGCTTCACCTCCGGCGTCCCCGGCGTCGACTGCTGGACGATCGCCATCTTCGCCGCCGCTCCCGGGAACGGGGGCATCCTCTTGCCCACCTGGGTCTCCTGGTTTCGGACCGTCCGGTTGCCCGCTAGCGGGCTCTCCAGGAGCGCCTGCATGCGGCCGAAGATCTGACCGATCGACTCGTCCATCGCCCGGAGCTGCTTCGTCTGAGCGACGATCGCGCTTCGCAGTTCGCTTTCGTCGCCCACGATCGACCCCTCGAGCGCCGCCTGGCGCTCCAGGTGCTCCATGAGCTCGTTCGCCATTCTCCTCGCCAGCATCAAGTTCCAGCGTGAATAGCTCTGCATCGCCAGCGCCGGACACAGGGCAAGCGCCATCCCCACCAGCAGCCACACCAAACTCGACCAGTTCATCGCGTTCTCCGGGTTGGTTTTCCACGCAGCGGCCTCAGCTCCCCGGCGGCACGGAGCAGTTCCGTGCCCCAGGCTTCAAGTATGGCGCGGGGGTCTTGCCGGCGGCCGGAGGCAGGGTGCGGGCCGCCATCACGGCTCTTTCCGTCGTTTCCGACGGCCGGGAACGGCTCGGCTCGAGCCCCCGCGCGCTTCTCACCGGCGCAACTCGCTCGCCGGAAATCCGAACAGCTCATCCCAAGGATCAGAGCCACTCGATCCTCTAGCTCCGGTGGCAGCCGGTGGCTGGTCATCAGATCGTCCACGAACGTCGCCGTCCACCCCATCCGGAGCCGGAACGACCTGAACGATCGGCCTGGGGGTAACCGGTCTCGCACCACTTCCATCCATGCCGGCTTCGGGAGCCGGCGCTTCGGCAGGACCAACGTGTACCCGCGCCCCGGCCAACCCGCGGGACTCCATGATCTCCCGGAAGCAGAACTCGCACGTCCCGCCAGACCGGATCCAGTAGCCCTGGGCGTCGACACAACGGACGAGGTCCCCGTGCTGGACGCACTTCGTGTACCCGTCCGGCGCCCCTGAGATGACGAGACGGCGCTGCCTGATCTCGCTCTCGATCCGCGCATCGGCCTCGCTTCGGTCACTGGGAATCCAGGACACCGCGCACCCTCCTGGTGTTTCTGTCCGGACCGCCAGGGCCCCATCGCCCCCGCGGTCAGTTCCCTGACGGCCCGGAGCAGTCTAGTACGGCAGTACCGGTGAAGTGTTCAGGTAGCAGGACATGATGTCGATGCCGACCGTGGCCGCCGGCGTATTGGCGGCGTTGGAGACCATGACCTGCGGACCCAGGAACACCGAGTTGATCGGTCCCGCAGGGCAGAACCCTCCCCATGCCTTGTTGTCGTCGAGGCTCCGGAGTTGATAGCTGATCGTGTTCACGTTCGGCGGCGCGTAGAGCTCGAACACGAACGACTTGTTCGCCGCGAGGCTCGGGGTCCCGGCCGAGCTCGTGATCGCCGCGCTCTTGTTGGTCGTTGACCCGTCCCGGCCGACGATCACCAGGTTCGAGCCGTCGGTCGTGTCGTGCCAGAGGCCGACCGTGTTGTTGAGCACGGTGTCGGAGATCACGACGCCCGTGGCGTTGTTGGTGAGGCCCACGAACAGCCGGCAGGTGTTACTCCAGGCGTTCAGGCCGAAGGTGGCAGCGAAGTAGAACCCGCCCATCCCGGCGAGGTTGCCCCTCCACGCGATGAGGTCGGTCGAGGCGTTGGCCCGGATCCCGACTTCCTGGTTCAGCGTCGTGATGACGTTCTGGTAGCGGTTGCGGCGCATCGACGTCAGGATATCGGCCGTGGCCGACATGGGCGCGTTGACCGCTGCCGTCGGGGCGGCCCAGGAAACGCCGCCGATCGCGCTGCCGCCCGTCGAGTTGTTGGCGACGTAGAAAGCCCCCTGGAACCCCTGGAGGCCCGGCTGGTATGGGTGAGTGGGCTTGGAGCTCAATGTCTGTGTACCTCCAGGTAGGTCCCCGTGTCCCCGAGGGAGTTGTTGGCGAAGATCACGTTCTGGCAGTTGAAGTCCGCCTGGCCGATCGAGCCCGCCGCGTAGCCGGTCGTCCGGCAGCCCGTGACCCGGACCGCGGAGCAGCTCTGGATCAGGAACGCACGGGTGGCGCGCAGCGCGCTCCCGGAGCCGTTGACGTTGATGAACCCGCAGTCGTTGATCACGATCGGGTTGCTGGTGCCGATCTGGATCACGTTGCTGATCGTCTTGGACGTCTCGAAGTCCACCTGGTTCAGGTGGATGTGAGTGCAGCCGTCGGCCTGGAACTCGCCGACCGTGTTGCCCTCCATGTTGCCGCCGTTGAACTGGATCAGGCCCATCCCCGGGCCCGTGAACTGGGCGCCGTAGGTGCCGTTGCCGTTGAACGTGCAGCTATTGAACCGGGTCGTGGTCGTGGCCCAGTTGAGGTCGCTGGTGATCCCGCGCACGCCGCACCCGGTGTTGAACGCGAAGATGCACTGGTTGACCTCGGTCAGGATCGACCCGTCGAGATCCAGGCCGTGGCCGACGCCACCGTCGCCGGCGCCCTCGTAGGAGGCGCCCACGAACAAGCGCTCGAGCTTGGTGCGGCCCGTACCGGCGCCCGGGGTGTTGAGCCGGACACCGTATCCGGTGGTCTTGGAGCGCACGCACAGGTCGCGCACAGTGCAGCCGCGGGCCGAGACCAGGATGCCGCCGTGGATCACGGTCTCCTCGCCGGAACCCTCGAGCGTCGTGAACGGAGAACGGACGACGAGATCGCCGTAGTAGTGCCCAGGGCCCAGCTTGATGTGGTTGTTCAGGGCGTTGTCCAGGAGGTTCTGGACGAGACCGTTCTCCTGCACGGAGACGTTCTGGGTATTGGCGAGACCGATCGACAAGGGATCACCTCCCCGAGCGTAGAGCTCTTGTGCGCGTGGCGGCGGAACACGATCGAACCGCCGCCACGACAGTACGCTCAGGCATCCGGGATTTTCAAGGACTCGATGCGGCGCATGAAGAACGGCGTGCGTTCGCCCACGAATCCCCCGGTCACGTTGTAGTCCATGTGCTCGATTGCGTCCTCCCGGGTCATGCCGTCCCGCCGGATGAGCACCTCGACGCACTCGTCGTAGTCGTAGACCACGATGGGCTCACTGCTTCCGCCGCCAGATCCGATGCCCAGGATCGCCTCGTCGAATCCGCTGGCGAGCAGGGCCCCGGGCGCTTCCTCGCCGATGATCGAGATGACCTCCTCCACCGGAAGATCACTTGGCATGGGTCCCCTCCACGTTCCGAGCCTCGCGGTCCCGGGTCCTCTGGTCGAGCGCGGAGAGGGCCGCCCGGAGGTCGTCGATCGCCACCTCGTTCTCGCGGCATGCGAACTTGCCGGACTGGTAGAACTCGAGCCGGCTGATAGCGGCCTGGATCAGGTCCTCGACGAACGCCCCGTTCGGAGCCTTGCGATCGTCACCGCGGCCCAGGGGCCCGTCCTGCCAGCACACCAGAAGGCCCGTCGTGTAGCACACGCCGCCGGTCGGGTTCCCGCTCTCGTCGACTGTGTTCAGCACCGTCAGGATCTTGCCCAGCTTCAGCCTGACAGCACCACTGTCCACCAGCACACGCTGATGCTCGCTCACCTCGCACCTCCCGTTCCTGTTCGCACGCTCCCGTAGTTCTAAGAACCTACACCCCCGGGGCTATCGCCCCGGCTTGAGAGCGATTGTATGGGGAGCCTCGCGCGCGTCAATGGCATTCGCGCAAGTCGCTGCGCCGCAATGGGGGGACCCCCCAGGATCCGGCCCCCAGAGTTATCCACAGCCGTCTGTGGGCTCTGTGGATAACTCCGTAGCACGTTGCCGGGCATGCCCTTCGCCGGGTCCCATCCCCGGAGTCCCCGCGGGGCCCTCCTGGGAGTCCCGCTCCGGGTCCCATCCGGGGGACCCATTCGGGGCCTGGATGTCGGTGCTGGATGATGTACGGGGCGGCCGGGGCGGCGCGGGCGGGGCCCCGTCAGGTGGCGATGCGCGGCGGGCGGGCCGGGCGGGCGGGCCCAGCGGGCCCGGGCGACCGTGCCGCGTGGGCGGGCGTGTGGGCGCGGGGGCATCCATTCCGGCCGCTGGCGCGGGGTTACGCTAGCGGGGGCCTGCCGCGCTTCGCTTGCCCGCTCCGGGCATGAGGCGCCCGGAGCCTGTGGGCCGGGGTTCGGTGCTACTGTGGCGCCCGGAGCCCGGGACCGTCCAGCATTTTCCGCGCACCGCTAGCGTGCCGCGCGCATCTAAATGG